CGTTTGTAACCACTATTGTTGATGCGCCTTACGTCCAATCGAAACAAACTCCCCAAGACTTCGCGTACTCTTCTCTGACCGGTGCACCAACATCACTCAGTTCATTTACGAACGATCCTAACTTTATTGCCGCTACAGATATTCCGACGACTGTCGACTCTGATTATGTCCAGTCTCGCGTTACTTTAGATGGTGCTGGATTAGACTCTTCTGATGTAACGAGCATTATTAACGCGACATTCGAATCCCCAATAACGCTGACAGACTTAGAAACGACCCAGACTGTTATATTTAATAATCTTCCGAATACAGACCCTCTCAATGCAGGGCAATTGTGGAGAGATTCATCTATGGGTAGTGTGTTGCGCGTTTCTACTGGTATTGTAATTAACATCGATGTCCTGACACTTTAACAATAAGAATCCTATAAATAGCAATAAATTATTATGGTAATTATCTTGAAGGAATAATCACTTTAGGAGAATAAAATGTCAGATGTTAAAATCACGGACTTGCCAGCAGCAAGTTCTGCAAGTAACGACGATGTCCTCATCTTGGTTGATGTTGATGCTGATGTTACTAAGAAAATTTCAAAACAAAATTTACTTGCCGGTCTATCCGGTGGAAGTAGCAGTATAGACTCTGCTACAGTCTTGAGCATTGTTACTGCCGCCGATTTAGATATGTCCGGTAACAAAGTTCTTTTCGGAAACGTATACCCGACACTGGGCGACTTACCGAACGCATCATCTTATCACGGAATGTTCGCACACGTACATGCTACTGGTGGAGCATATTTCGCCCACGCTGGTAACTGGGTTCAACTCACATCCCTTCAAAATATCGCAGATTCGGCAGACGGCGTTGTTGTTTCAGGCGCGCTAAAGATCGGGGATATGGTTATCTCTTCGGATGGTGATACTGAAGGAAATACTGTGTTGCGTGCAGATAGTGCGGGCAATGTTGGTATCGCTGTTCCAGATGCTTCTGCGATTGCTTCTCAACTTGAGGTAAGGGGAACGGGTATCACAGCAACTCACCTAGAAGCAACTCAATCTGTAGTCTTCAATAATCTACCGTCTTCTGATCCGGCGAATGCTGGTCAGTTATGGAATGACGCTGGCACTCTAAAGATTTCGGCAGGTTAATCCACTCTAATAGGAGATTAAAAAATGTCTACGATATTTTTAAAACTTAGAGGGCAGAGTGGGTTCGAACTTTCTTCGGACCAAGGCATACAGGTTAATTACACTAAAGACTTTGCACTTCCTACATTCTCAGGCATTCTATATGCTGGAGATGATAAACAGTTCGTCGGTGGGTTCGATAGTGTAACGATTAACCTTGCTGCTGTATTCGCCGACTATTCTGTGAAAACAGACACAATTCAATGGTCTCAGGTTTCAGGTGAATCTGGATCATTCAGTTCGCCGAACAAACTTGAAACTTTATTTTCGACGGCAGCATCTAATGTTAGTGCTGTTTCTTTAAGAGTAACGATTACAAGAACGACAGTGGGAGGATCAATTCAGGTATTCGACGAGTTGGCGCTTTCTGATCAACCGTTCGATGCAACTTCTAGTAAAACTATTTTTCAGACATTTAAGATTGACCAATCCGGTTCTTTCTTCAATCCAAGTTGGGTTGGGTCTAACGATCAATCTTCTGATAGATTCGTGGATATTATTTACTGGAGAACACCTGAGAAGAATGGTGGGTTTGCGCAACACGGAACCTATAATTATCTAGGTTATAGAATTCAAAAATTCAACAAAACTTTTTCGATTTGGTATGATGTAGAGTCGGGAGACAATACGGCAAACTCATATACAGTTACAGATTTCTCTACCATTTATCGATACTTGCCTATCTGGGGCGACGAAAATGGAAGAAAGGTTACTGGCACCAGTGTCAAGTTTCTCAAACCTTCTGATTTAGGAAATCAAAATGCATTTGGGATTTATGAACTTTCTAACCCAAAAGTATCACCTATTAATTATTTCATAAACAATATTTCGACACAGAAATTTACTGTTTCGATTCAGAACATAAACGAATTAGAATTTATTGACCCCGATGCGATTACGCAAAATTTTATAACATCTGATCAGACTGCTAATAGATATTCGAATACCCTTACTGGCAATAGTTTTTTAGATGCCGATAAGATGGAACCGATGAAGCAATCGTTCGATTTATATTCTCTCAATGTTACCAGAACTCTTGGTACAGACATCATCGATATTGGAAACTAAAGGAAATTAAAGATATGAAAAATATAAACAAAGGTTTCGTAAAAGCGGATAAATACGAAGCAATTCAAGACGAAACCGGAAACTGGGTTCCAGTCGGGGAAGTCGTTGAAACGGTGGAAAAGCAGAACGCGCTGACATATTCGATTTTGCAAAGAATTAATGCACAAAATCAGCACAGATCAGGATTTTTTCTAGGGAAAGCAAATACCGCAAGCAGTAGTGCCGTTGGCGGAGATTTAACAGCTCCAGGTGATTATGGTTTGATGATCTTTCTTTGCGAATTCCCAGTGTCAACTCCTGGAGGATTTCCAGGATCGAAGACATCAGATACATTTACAAACAATGTATATGGACCAAGACAAGATGGTGGCGGTTTATATAAAGGTTCATTTAGATCTTTAGATTATGATGATAGAGATTCAGATGAAAGTAAAACAGTTCTTGTCTTTAAGCATAGATTCGACCCAGACGTGTCCCGAACGAGAACAATTAGGTCTATTGGTATTGCTCACGTTACCTCTCTTTCGTTAGGCGCGCCGTTCACGCAATCGCCTACACAGATTGTTGACGTGACATACACGATTGAAATCGATTTGTCTGATCTCAAAGAACCGATTTTCACCAGATCAGAAAAGGAAGTTCGAAAGCATTTGTCCTTTCCGATTACGAATACCTACTCTGGTTTTGTTCCGGAAAGAACTGTACTGTTGCCTCAATCTAAATTGATTAAAGGCGTATTGATAGGTATACCAGAAGACATGATGGGTGAACAAACCTATTATCCACTTGGTTCAGCGAGGTTGCCAGAACACAGGCAGCAGACTGTAACCACCACCGATGCATATAAAGATCCAGAAAGATATTTAAATAATTTTGTTAATCTCATCGATGGTGTATACGATCTTCAACTTCCGACTATCGCATATAACGTTCCGACCGAGAATGCCGGCATGCTCATCGGTACAGCGGTTGCAGGGAGCATCAGTAATAGAAGAAAAAATATCCACGATTGGCATAGTTCTAAGGGATCAATTTCTAGGGTTAACAACTCTCCTGGCATATTCGCGTTTCAAAGACAAGAATCTGTTAACGACTCCGCGACAGGTTCTGCAGTTCAAAATGTCTTTCCAAGAACCTCTGCAAATACACTACCATATCAAGATGTAGATGCTCTTGCTACCGGAACAGGAACTTTTAGAATTTCAGACTCGGACGCTGTTGGATCAAGTTGGACTGCTAACGAAGACGGTTTGGCGAAGAAATATCGTATCAACATCACCACCGGTGGTGCCACTGGCGTTTCCGAATATAACATCGAGAGAAGAAATTGGGGCGGTACAGCAGGTAATCTTCATTACCCTAGAGTTATTCCTATGCTGTATGCAAACTTCCAAACTAAGGATGCCTCTGACTCGGATGGATTCGGTTCCACTATTATACCATTCGCCGGAGACGAAAAATATAATTATCATGGACAAAATCCTGCGCGGTGCGCCACCCCACTGAGCGGGTCATTAAATGATAACATTGTTACCGGATCGGTAATGTATAAGTATCCAGAATTTATTACTTACGATAAAACTGGGTTTACGGTAATGCACATGAACCAATCTGGCCAAAACTTTGATGCGAACTTCTCTCAAATTTGTCAGTTGGTTGTAAAACAGAATACTGCTAAAGATATATATGTCGCCGACATTTCTTCTGGTCTTTGGAAAGTTACAAGGACGCTCGGTCAGAGCGAAAGCGAAGCGACTGTGACTCGATTAACTGCCTCTAATGCAGCGGATGATACCGTATGCCGTGGTGTTCAGATTAAAAACGATGGAACGATTTGGGCGATTTTCGGAGAAGAAATGTGTTCTTCTGCGGACGATGGATCATCTTGGACTGTATACAATGCAAGTTCTGCAACTCAGTTTAAACTTGATACTGTAGTCGATACGACCAATCCCGCGTCAGCGCCAGAAAGAATTGCTGGTTTCACTATGGATAGATACAACACAGAAGACCGCTTCGCCATTCCGGTACGCAATGCCACTAAGTTAGGACACGAAGACACCGACAACACGTTTTATTGGTGGTCGCGCGCCGGTTCTGCTGGCGGAACATCAGACGCAGCATCCTCAACAGCTGGCTCGGCATATCCTAATTACAACCTTCGAGCAGGAAATGATGCCATATGGTGTTCTAAAGGCGGTTTATTCTACTTTTCTGGGTATACCGCTTCAACCTCATTGAAGTGCGCTGTTTTCGGGCAGACTCTGCATAATCAAGGGTACGCTTGGAGCAGCACCGGCAAAACACCTCAATATGGAGCTAAAAGTCATTGGTGGCAAGATGCTGATGGCGAAGAATATGTATTAGGTTCGACCAATAGTGATCCCGAAGGCGTTCGTTTTTGTGCTGTAAAATCTGATCGGTTTGGTCCTGCTGATTGTACCAGTAGCTACTCTTTCTTTGATGGTACCATCAGTACCCCATCAGATCAGCGTCATGTTCATAAGTATATGAATGACGGTCTTAATACTCACGTTAGCGCTTTAAGCGGCAACACCCAACAAAACGTATTCAATATACAAGGGTTAGTTGATCCTGGAACTGCTTTATTTACTAGCGGAACCAATTACTCAAGTCAATATGTCGCATACAGTTTAACTGGTTCGTCTAGTGATAGTGCAGGTTCCCCTAATATCGGCGATTGGACTCAATACGGTTGGGATGGTTCTTCTTGGGTAGAAGGTTCTACTGCTTCGAAGGCAACTCATACATCACGGGATTCTATTATCGATGGTCTTAGCGTAAAATTTGATGGCGGTGATGCAGCGAGTTTTGTTGATACAGAATTTTATGATGCTTATTTGTTTAATGGAGTATTAAAGGACGATGCGAGTACATTCAGCACTAATTTAAAACAATCGTACTTGGATGTTGATACTACAACAGATTTTGAGACTGCAGTTCCCTCGTTTGTATCTGGCGTTGTCACAGAACCTGTATACCTCAGCACGATTCAGTCACAGTATCCGCAACCACACTCGAAGACGATTTGGGCGGAGCAAGGAAGATGGGCGTTGACTAATATCAATAACAGTTCTTATCCATTGAACCTTCGTTCCGAGCAAGCGATGCAAGGAGATTTCTCAATTGTATTTAAACTCAGTGAGATCAACATGTATGCCAGTGGCAACAGCGGCGTTAAGATTGGTCTAACTCAAGTGCATCCTGATATTGAGAATACATATAACTTGACTCCTCACGCGGATTGGATGTTTTTAGGGTATGGTGGTCGACCAAACGCGACTGATAGCGCAGGAAATCTTGCGTTTGATTTCAAGAGCGGAACGTCGACTTTTGAAAGATCGGTCGCGCTAACCGATTACGATCCAAGTGACGAATTTAAAATCGAAAGATCGAATGGTAATGTAGAGTGGTTTAGAAATAATGTTTCTATCCATACCTCCGCTTTGCTGGGTGATAACACAAAGGTTAATTTCTGGGTGCAGACTGACCAAAGTGGTATGGGCACAGTGATTCTAGATGACCTAACAGCAACATACATCGATTCAGATGGTCCTCGTGTTACTGTTGGTAACGGTACTTCTACCGGTGCGTCAAGCGTAGACTTTAGAAAGGTTGTCGAGAATTCGACATTCAGCGATGATTATAATGAGATCTTTATCGACGGTGTTCCTGCCACGATTAATTATAATCCGCTTAGTCTTCCTGCTGCCGGTGAGTGCACATTACTCGCTCACTCCGGAAGACTGAAGTTCGACGCTTCTGATGCTGGTGCGACAATTACAGGTAAGGTTGGGTATCTTAAGAAGTTCTAATAAGAACTGTGTTAAAAATAAGGGGGACATTGCGTCCCCCTTTTTTAATTATCCACCGAAAGTAAAGTCTCCGTCATAAACTTCTTCTTCTTCTTCCGGTTCATCGAAACATGCTCCACCGAACGTCAATTGGTCAGTACATGGTACTGGAGCAACTGGTTCAGGTTGAACATAATCTCTTTCTTGGTTAGGTTCCATACGAATGATTCGTAACCAAGTTTTCAATCCACCTCTTGCACTATAAACACCTTTATCTGAAACATAAATTTCTTCAGTTGGTTCTAGGGTGTAGGTTGAACCGTCTCCATAAAGGATGACCGTTTGACCAAATGCAATGCTAGATATCAGCAACAACGATAGTAATGTGTACTTCATTGGACTTCTCCTTTTAATTAAATTAATCGGGGGTCGTGCACTAGTATGTATAAAAATTTAAATTGCAATTTTACCGCGTATAAATAACTGCATATAATTTATTTTTTCGGGATTCTAGAAATGTCAAATAAGAAAATCTCTCAATTACCATCTACTTCCTCAGTAACAGACAGCGATGTCTTAATCATTAATGATAATGGTATAACTAAAACCGCGACGCGTGAGGCGTTACTTGACGGTATTACGCGCAATGTTACAGACGGTGCTGGAAATGATGCTTCTGTTGCCGGCGATTTAAATGTCGCGAATGAGATAGTCGCTGGGGGCGATATTCAAACGACTGGTGATGTTTCTTTCGGAACATTAACGGATCACCTCACCGGTGTCTCGATTACAACTATTGTTGATTCTTCGGGTGGTATTGAAACATTCGACAACTCTTTGGCGACTTCAGGGGCGATCAAAGAGTATCTGGCGGCAGACAGTTCGTCTGGTTCTTTAGACTCAGAACAAATTATATCCATCATTGAGAGAGGAGTTAGAGATGTATCTCCTTTACTTGATTCTTCTTATGACCTCGGATCCCCAACAAAGAAATGGAGAGACCTCTATTTAAGCGGTTCGACTATTCATCTGGGTGGTGCTACTATTAGCAAAGACGGCAGTAATGTTGTCATTGCGAATGCTGCGGCAGTTGAGGCAACTGCCTTTATTGGTGACGGTTCTCAACTTACTGGTGTCTCAGGGACAGGCGGCGGAGGATTAGACTCCAACCAAGTTTTACAAATTGTCGAAGGAGAAGGTGGAAACGGCACCGGCGCACGTGCCGTTAAAGTCCTACCACTCAACGGTCAGGTTATTCGTTACGACAGCGATGGTCAGGAATCTGATACTCTGACTTTCCGAGCAGTTCCCGAGAATGCTCTAGGTAGTGTTCAATACAAATGGTCTGTAAAGGGTTCTTCGCAACCAGATTCTTCATATGTGGTGAAACAAACGAGTGCTTCTACAGACTTCGTATTGCCGGATACCGATGAACCTGGAGCAGAAGGTGTGAAGGTCGTCAAGTGCGAGATGTTAGAGGACGGGGTCGACAGAGCACAAGACATTGTTTCTGTATACGGATTGGTCAATGGATTTTCTATCACTGGTTTCTTAACTAACGAATCACACGTCGAACCAGCAGATGAAAACGGAGCACTAACAACATCACTCAATGATGCTGGCGGGATATTCAAAGTATTCTTGGGAACAACAGAAATCACAAATGATCCTGCAGTCACATACTCAATAGTCTCTAATACCAATATAAATGTTGGGATCCAGAACAACGGGAGTTACACATTAAACTCTTTCGCGAGCAACGGGACTTTGCTTGGTACGGCAATATTTCAAGTGGAAGTTGCATCATCATTAATTCCTTCGGGTCAGGCAAACTATCCGATACAACGACAATATTCGGTTGCGAAATCAGTTAAAGGAAATCCTGGGACAAACGGAACAGGTGCTGGTTCTGCCGGCGAAGATGCCAGAGCAGTAAAACTTATTCCAAATAATGGACAAGTTATACGATATTCTGAAGACGGGTCGACAGAATCTGATACACTGACATTTTCCGCAGATCCGAATGCGGCATTCACAGGAACCAAAGAATACCAATTCTTTGTCAAAGTTCCAGGTGGTTCGTTCGTATCGAAACGCTCCAAGAGCACTAGTCCAAACTACACCCTTGCAGATGCCGATGAACCTGCTGTTAGTCAGTCCTTTGTTGTTAAGGTTACTGCCTATGAGAACAACGTTGAGATGGCCACCGACTTTGTGACGATTTTCGGCATAGCAAACGGCACAGCAGTAACTGGGTTCTTGACTAACGAATCCCATGTAGAAGGATATGATTCGGATGGAAATCTTGTAGATAATCTAAACGATGCTGGTGGTACATTTAAAGTATTTCGTGGAACCACCGACATAACGACTGCATGTACATTTAGAGTACAATCCGACACTGGTTGTAATCTTTCGATAAACAGCAGCGGTGTGTATCAAGTTATCAATTTCTCTGCTGCAAAGGGTGTTGCCACTCTGGAAGCAACTGTTCCCGCTAATCTTGTTGCCAATTCCTCATCAAACATGCTTATCGATAAGGTTTACTCAATCGCAAGATCTCAAGATGGCGCTTCAGCTGTTGGTGGTGGCGCGGGGTCAAGGGGTCCAGGAAGATGGTATATCGGTATCGGTGGTAATGCATTACCAGCATCGACCGCAACAGCGCAAGCGCGCTGGAATGATGGCACATATGCTGCAGGTTCTAAACCTACTGGACCGGTTGATGGCGATCAAGCGATCTTCTGTAAACCGAATTTCACCGCGCCTGATTCGCAAAATGCTTGGATATATAACGGCAGTTCTTGGGTGCAGCAAACAGAATTTATTGACGGCAACCTTTTAGTTGCCGGTACAGTAACAGCAGATGATATCGCTGTTGGTACAACCTCCGGAGTCGGCAGGACTACAATTACGAGTGAAGGCGTCACGGTAGAATCTTGGAATGGTAGTGCATTTGTCACTAGAATCAAACTAGGTAATCTTTCATAATGACATACGGTCTAGCAATATACGATGATAATGGTGATCTAGTAACTGAGTTTGCCGGTGGCGAAACTGTTTTAAGAAAGGTTTACACCACTACAACTTCCACAAATTCTTCAGGCAGTGCTAAAACTATTTCTACTGGGTTGACAGATTTAAACTCGAGTAATAGTTTGGTTGTCTGTCAAGGAACAACCACCTCGACAGAAGGTGGAGGAAATACCGCGAATATTCCAGTAAGAATGAACAGTAACGGTGTTATTCAAATTGCAAATACGAACGCACAGCGTGGCGGTCCAATAAGTGTTAGATTAACTGTGTTACAGTATGCTGATAAAACAGCAGGTACTTCGAGCAATTATGGTTTGTCGTTAGAAAATGGCGATGGCGATGTTGTTATCGACGAAAACTCTTTGGTCTTAAATGTTCAAGAGACGCACGATGTGAACGCCAACTTGTCTAATGTAACCAAGTATACCTTTGCTGGAAACGCTATGTCATACTTCAAAGTAGACCTAAGCGGAACATATCCTATCAGCGCAGGGACTCCGGTAGCAGGTCTTAAAGGTGGCGGTGCCATATTCCCGCCATACTTTTACGGAACAGACGGTGTTAATTACACCTCGGTAATGTGCGTCATACCGACATCTGAAGTAACATCAAATAACTCGGGTTACAATTTGGCGATTATGGTTGACGCTGATCAACTTGGGTCTCAGACACCAACCTTTTATGGGGGCAATGAAAGCGGGTATGGTATGGAAATCTATAATTCCAGCGGAGACCGAATATGGAGTTCTCAATACAAGCAAGCAATCATTACAAATATCGTCAGCATCGATGGTAAATTTACTACCGGTGTTGGTGGAAACGGAACCAACGATTATAGAATAAACTATGATGGTGTTTCCCCGCCGAGTTACTTGGGTGTTGATGAATATTCTAGAACTAGAAGTCCTTTGAGTAATTATCTCTGTTCTTCACAAACCGTTCCAATCTCCGGTCTTAACTCTTATGTCCCGAACGAGACATATGTTCTTAGTTTTGGCGTTGCTGGAGAAGTGGTGTATAAGAAAGCGAACCGAACATCACCGGACTTTCCGCAAACCAGTTGGTTAATTAATGCTGCAAGCACCGGCGGAAGATTTCGTCCTGCGATCACTATAAGTAGTAGTGGAAGTGCTTCGACTAGTTGTAGCATCACTATGTTAAGAGAAAAGGATGGTCCTGCAAACAATACACCAAACGGGCAGTATTTTGCGACAGATGACATGCAAAGAGATAGTTTGAAAAGTTGGCACCCCACTGGTAAGTTTGTATTGGCGAAAATAAAATAATGCATAATCATTTCTTAGATAAAAAACGAAGACACATAAATCTTCGCGATGCAAAAGTGGAGAGTGTTCTACCGGAACACTTCTCTGACTCGTATCCAAAATTTATTTCTCTGCTTGAGAAGTATTATGATTTTATGGATTCGGATCATTCTACTGAATTGCTTTCGCACCTATTTGCTGCACGGGATGTTAACGAAACAGACATTACTTTGCTTTCTTATATCGAAGATGAATTACTTCTGGGTGAAGCATACTTCGAAGGGTTTGGTGAAACTGAATCACAGAAAAGAGCAGCAGCAAACTTCTCAAATATTCTATTTCGATCGAAGGGCACTAAATTTGCGATCGAATGGTTCTTCCGATCTTTCTATGGTCTAGATTCGGAAGTAACATATACAAAAGAAAATATATTTAATATTGGCGAAACCAGTTCTAGGATTGGACCAGAATCTCTTAGATATATCACCGACGATAAACTCTATCAAACATTCGCATTATTAGTTCGTGCCGGAATTCCTATTTCGAAGTGGCGTGAAACATTTAAACTGTTTGCTCATCCTGCGGGAATGTATCTCGGTGCAGAAGTATTGATTGACGACGATGTTGTTCTTGGTGTGAATACATTAATGGATGCACTTGCAGTTCAGCAGTATCCAACACCAGAATATTCAATAACAGTATTTCCGGCGACGACGGCAGATGAAGGGACAGAATTTACGTTCAATGTTTCGGGCACAGGTATCCAGAACAACGGTACAAGTGCATTATACTATTATATTGAACACATGTCAACCAATGATTCAGATTTCGTCACCCCACCTCCACAGTTTTCGACAGCAGCATATCTTCCGGTAAATAGTTCAACTGCTTCATTTGCGATACCGACTAGGTTGGATACAGACGAAACAGAAACACAAGAATCGTTTATGGTGAAACTCAAAGATGATGAGGACAGAGAGGTTGCTTCGACGATTGTAAGGTTGAATAACGTTACCTCATCATATACAATGTCACCATCAAATCCTTCTGTGGATGAAGGACAACCACTAACAATATCTGTCTCAGGAACCGACGTCCCGAACGGCGGTGAAACAACACTTTTCTATTACGTCGAGCATATAACAACAGTAGACGATGATTTCGTAACGCCACCACCCTCGATTACAAACGCACAACCTTTCGATATCTCAAGTTCTACTGGACAATTTGAGATATTAACAAAGGTTGATAATGCTGAGAGTGACGAGCAGTTTAGAGTTCATATTAAAACTGAACCAACGGGCGGTATAATAAAGGACACGATAACAGTTACATTGAGAGATGTCGCACCATCATTCACAGTTACTGCTGATGATGTTACTGAGGGCAGTGATGTATCGATAACCTTGCTTGCCGACGCTTCGACTATCGGAGAAACGGTCAACTGGGTTATAAGTGGACCAGTCGCATCAGATCCTAGGGTTGCATCTACTTCTGGTTCGTTTGTAGTCGCATCGGTAAACCAAACATATACGCTGACAACAACAACATCTAACGCACCCTATGACGGTGCTGTCAACGGAACTGTAACGCTTACATCGAGTCCATCTGGATTTACTTCTAACGATTCGTTCGACTTGGTAGACCAACCTGCATCTTACACGATAACTCCAACACCTACAGTTGGATCCAGAGGCGGCACAACCACCTTCGAAATCGGTGGCACGAGCATTCCGGATGGTACAGTAGATTTTTATATCGAACACGGGACGACTAACAATGCTGACTTTGTGGGCGGCAATCCACCATTAGTCGGAACTCCAATATCAGTCAACATCGTAGGCGGTGTCAGTTCTTCTTCTCCATCGCTTTCGTTTGTGGCGGACAGCGATCTTACCGAAGAAGAATTTACAGTGTTTGTTAAGCAGGGCAGTACTGTTCTAACCAGCATAGAATACTCGGTGCTCGGAAGTCTAACATATGCGATCACTCCCTCTACAAATTCCGTCGACGAATCAACTTCATTTCCGAGTTACTTTGTTACAACGGACAATGATGGAACATACTATTATTATGTGCAGGGGACTAATATAACTGCAGATGATTTTTCAGCAGGATATGGTTCTATATCTTCCCGCCAATCCTTTAATGTCTTTTCGGGATCGGGAACAGTTAGTCTTACATTGAGTGAAGATAAGAATCGGGAAGGAAACGAAACATTTAAAATATTTATTTCAAAAACTTCTACTGGTGCGGTTGTGGCGGAATCTTCAACAATTACAATCAGCGACACCTCAATACCCACATATACAATAGCGTCCGGTAATTCAACTGAAGGCGAAGTCCATACAGTTATCATAACACCAGATGCTACTTCCACCGAAAACATTCACTTAGAGATTACAGGTGATGGTGTTATTGGACGTTTCCCTATAACAGAAAAGACGGTATCGGTAGATCATAATGCCGCGTTCACTCCTGTGTATTTTTCGACAACAGATTCTCCACTTTATGAGGGGTTTCAAGCAGGAATAGTCACTGCAAGGTTTGATAGTGCAGGAGGTGCCGTTGTAGGATCTGACAGTTTCCTTTTATTCGACAACGTGCCGTCTTACTCTTTGGTAACAGATCTCCCTAATGACTCAGCAAGTGAAGGCGATACGATTAACTTCACCTTCTCAGGAACAGGAATCGCTGACAGCGACTATTTCTACCGCCCTTTGAGTATGAAACCTGCTATTGTCGATCAAGTCGTGGCGCAAGGGACTTCCTTCATATACCTAGAAGATACCAGCAACTTGTCAGTCGGTATGGAAACTAATATCTCAGATATTCGCGGAGTAATTACTTCCGTGGTTTCTAGTGGCGTGCAAATGAATCTTTCGACATTGTCGACAATTCCTGTAGGAACCCGATTCCACTTCTCGGATGTTGGAAACTTTGATGATTTTACTATAGGTAATCCCGCGACCGGTACAGTAACCACTTCTGCAAACTCAGGAACATTCCGAATAGATGTCGCCGAAGATTCTGACTTTACCAACGAAACATACTCAATTCGAGTCTACGAGAAATTCGGAGATAATGCTCACCTAGCATCTAGATCGTTCACTATCGAAGACACAACCTCTGGTGCGCAGGCAGAGTTTTCGAACAAACCACTCTCTATCAGAACGACAACTGACGACATAAGTGTTACTGTATCGTTGAGGTTCCAGACAGATGGTGTAATTAAGTCTTCTGCCCTGACTACCCAGAATATCCAGAGAACAATCGGAACTTGGTTAAACCCGACTACGAACCTCCCCGCTAATGCCGGAAATTATAGGGTTCGAGCAGCACTCTCAAATTGGAATGGATCAACTGCTCCTGCGGGGAGTTTCGGATCATGGTTGACTCTCAGCACTGATAGGCAATGGTCGATCACTGTTTATTATCCTGATTTTGACGCGGATATGGATGTGACCTTTGAGGTACAAGAAATTGGAAATGCTTCTAATTCAGACACTTGGTCTGTCAATCTCAGAGCAATCGAAGAATATCAACCCGACGATGGTACTTTTGAACCCTAATAAATAGAATATATCTAAGGGAGTTATATCATGAAGGCAGGAAAGGTTTGGGGAACAACCCAACTTATAGAAAACAACAGTTCACTCGAGTTTCATCGGATCGAGTTTAAATCGAATCATTGTTGTTCCGAGCACTATCATAAAACAAAGTGGAACGGATTCTTCGTAGAGTCGGGCGTATTGCTAGTTAAGACATGGCAAGATGAACCAGAAGATTCACGAAAGAATATGACATGCGATCAAACTGTACTTCGCGCCGGAGACTATTATAAAGTCGAACCCCTAAAATGGCATCAGTTCATTGGTGTTGAGGACGGCGTTGCATTCGAACTTTACTGGTCTGAATTTGACGGTGAGGATATCGTCAGAAGGACTACGGGGCAGAAACTTGACTGATCAAGATAAGAAAAATATCAAAGATGATTACGAAACATCTCGCGATACATACCTCGAATTAATAGAAAGCGGAAAGCGTGGACTTGACTTAATGGTAGAAGTGGCGCGAGAGTCAGAGCATCCACGCGCATTCGAAGTCTTATCAGGTATGATTAAAAACGTCGCTGATGTGACCGATAAATTAATGGATCTAAATAAGAAACATAAAGAAATACAGAATGATCCTAAACGAGATGATGAGGCGAAAGCGATTACCAATAATAATGTTTTTATTGGCAGCACGACCGACCTACAGCGATTGCTTCATCAAACAGATGAGAAGGTGATCGAAGTTGATTCTCAGGACGAATGATAGTTATCTCGGAAATCCTAATGTAAAGAAAGACGGGGTCCAGCAAAACTGGAGCAAGCACGAGGTTAAAGAATATGCCAAGTGCCTTAGCGATCCCGCATACTTTGCTCGAACTTATGTTAAGATTATATCGCTTGATAAGGGTCTGGTCAATTTCGACTTGTATCCTTATCAGGAGAAGATGTTCGAGCACTTTAACGACAATAGATTTAATATCGTATTAGCGTGCCGGCAGAGCGGTAAGAGTATCTCATCGGTTGTATACCTCCTGTGGTATGCTATATTCAATCCTGAGAAGACTATTGCCGTACTAGCGAACAAGGGTGCTACCGCAAGAGAGATGCTTGCAAGGGTTACTCTCGCGCTTGAGAACCTTCCTTTCTTCTTACAGCCAGGGTGCCGTGCGCTCAACAAAGGTTCGATTGAGTTTTCAAATAACTCTCGGATTATTGCCGCTGCAACTTCTGGTTCTTCGATTCGTGGTATGTCGGTCAACCTTCTTTTTCTAGACGAGTTTGCGTTCGTTGAAAGAGCGGCAGAGTTCTACACGTCAACTTATCCTGTTGTATCGTCTGGTAAAGATACGAAGGTTATCATCACTTCTACTGCAAATGGCATCGGCAACACATACCATAAGATATGGGAAGGTGCTGTGCAGAAGATAAATGAATATAAAGCATTCACTGTAAATTGGTGGGATGTTCCAGGAAGAGACGAGAAGTGGAAAGATCAAACGATCTCTAATACTTCTCAGTTACAATTCGATCAGGAATTTGGTAATACATTCTTCGGAACGGGCGACACCTTGATTGGTGCCGCCACACTCCTCGACTTTAGAGCGAATCCGCCCAGATCCATTCTGGAAAACGGATGCCTCTCCATTTTTGAAGAAACAAAAACAGATCACGAATATATCATGACTGTCGATGTAGCAAAAGGAAGAGGTCAGGACTATTCGACTTTTATTATAATCGACATTACTGCACGCCCGTTCCGTCAGGTCGCCGTGTATCGGAATAACACTATTTCTCCAATACTCTTCCCTGACATTATCTATAAGATTGCGAAAGCCTACAACAACGCATACGTCGTAATCGAGTCGAACGATCAGGGCGCGGTCGTATGTAATGGTCTGTACTATGATCTAGAGTACGAAAATGTCCACGTAGAGTCTGCGATTAAAGCGAATGCCATCGGTATTGAGATGACCCGAAAGGTCAAGCGAATGGGTTGCTCTAGTATCAAAGATTTACTTGAAGAAAAGAAGTTGGATATTATTGACGAAAATACAATCATGGAAATATCGACCTTTGTATCAAAGGGAGTATCCTATGAGGCGAGCGACGGCAACCACGATGATCTAATGATGAACCTCGTGATGTTTGGTTACTTTGTATCTTCTCAGATGTTTGCTGATATGACCGACATTAACTTGAAACAATTAATGTTTGAGCAACAGATGCTGCAGATAGAAAATGATATGGTTCCGTTTGGTTTTATTGACGATGGTTCTGAAGCGATTAGTCAATATGAAGATCGAGAATCTAATAAGTTTAATGAGTGGCAGGTCTGGAGAGACGACGCATATTGATCATATTTCTTTAGTTTTCGGTAAGTATAAATAATCATAAGTTGATGAAAAACAAACCGTATTATGAATTCTTATCATAACTTAACGAAAAAAGGACACGATTATGGCTCTTAAATTGTCTGAATCCCCGTCTGTCGCCATTAAAGAAATAGATTTGTCGGGTGTTGTTCCTGCAGTCACTTCTACTACTGGTGCATTGGTCGGTGATTTTAACTGGGGTCCAGCAGGTCTTGCAGTTCGAATCGGAAACGAAGCAGAACTCGCGAGCAGATTTGGTTCCCCTTCTCTAGAAGGTGGTGCGCCAGCAACTGATTTTCTTTCAGCGGCATACTTCCTTAAATACTCTTCAAACGCATATGTCTCTCGCACTGTAAACGATAGTGATGTAAACGCAGTCGCAGCATCTACTGCAACACAAGTCAAGAACTTAGACCATTGGAACTCTGTTTCTTCAGGTCTCGCGGCGCAGAAAATTGTTGCGAAATATCCTGGATCTGTCGGTAATTCTCTTTCGGTAGAGATTTGTCCTACAGCAGCATTCTCTGGATGGGATTATGAAACTGACTTCGATACAGCACCGGCGGCAGGTGAAGTTCACATTGCAGTCGTTGATTCCGACGGTGTTATAAGTGGCACGGCAGGTTCTCTTCTTGAGACATTCGCTTTCGCTTCAACAACCGTGGGCGCAAAAACTCTAGACGGTACAGCAAACCATGTTACTGATGTTCTGAACAATCAGTCGCAGTGGGTATGGGCATCAGCGATCGATTCTGTAGGATCGTCAGTTTTGTCTTATCCATTATCATTGGGTGCGCGTTCTTCTTCTAGAGTCGTCGGCGATTATGTTACTGCCTTCGACGTGTACGAAGATGTCGATACGATTCAAGTTGATTTCTTGATCGCGCCTTCACGCGGTTCGCTGTCGGACGCGACCACCATCACTAATGCTCTTGTTGCAACAGCAGTACAGAGACAAGATTGTGTTGTTGTTGCTTCGCCGGATCGTACTGCAGTTTTTGCTTCTGATCCAACGGCACAGATTGTCGCGACAGCAAATACATTCACTTCTTCATCTTATTTGGTTGCAGACAATAACTTTGTTAAAGTCTATAATAAATACGAAGATAAGTATGAGTTTATTGCAGCAGCATCTTCAACAGCAGGTGTAATGGCGGCAACTGATGATGTATCAGCGCCATGGTTCTCACCAGCAGGTGCGAGACGTGGTCAATATCTCGGTGTGACTTCATTGGCATTTAGTCCAACTAAGTCTCAGCGTGATGCGCTTTACAGAGCAGCAGTCAACCCAATCGTAAATCTTCCAGGACAAGGTATTATCCTGTTCGGTGATAAGACTAAGTTGGGTCGCCCGTCAGCATTCGATCGAATTAATGTTCGTCGTTTGTTCCTAATTATGGAGCGTGCTATTAAAGCGGCAGGTGAGAATGTAATGTTTGAGTTTAACGACGAGTTTACACGTGCAGAGTTTGTCAACATCGTTGAACCATTCTTGCGTGAAGTTAAGGGTCGTCGTGGTATCAGTGATTTCCGTGTAGTTTGTGACGAAACAAACAACACTGCTGATGTCATTGACAATAACTCTTTCGTTGCTTCTATCTTCGTCAAACCTGCTCGCTCGATTAACTATGTAACGTTGAACTTTGTTGCGACAAGGACTGGCGTAGACTTCGAAGAAGTCGTCGGAATTGTATAAGGAGATTAAGAAATGGCAATTTTAGGAGTAGATGACTTTAAGTCAAAACTGCGTGGCGGTGGTGCTCGTGCCAATCTATTTAAGGTTACTTTGAACTATCCTGCATATGCAGGTGGTGATGTTGAACTCACTTCATTCATGTGTAAGGCAGCACAGTTGCCTCAGTCGACAGTGGGTTCATTCCCTGTCAACTTCCGTGGTCGTGAGTTGAAGGTCGCAGCAGAAAGAACCTTTGAAGATTGGACAATCACTATTATCAATGATACTGATTTCGGTGTTCGCGATCCTATGGAGCGTTGGATGAACGGAATCAATGGTCATGCAGCAAACACAGGTCTAGTTAATCCAGTGGATTATCAATCAGACCTTATTGTAGAGCAATTGGATCGCGACGAGTCTGTTATCAAGCGTGTTAACATTCGCGGAGCATTCCCGATAGTTGTGAGTCCTATCCAGTTAAGTTATGATACTCGTGGTGAGATTGAACAGTTTGATGTTACATTCTCATACCAGTATTGGGAAAGCAATACAACAAGTTAAAACTATTTTGATGTGGGGGCGAAATCCCCCACTTTTTTTATTTACACTGAATATATTTTATGGGAACCTGAGCGGTGTTGTGGTTAGTGAGAAAAATCTTTGTTTAGAACACTTATAAATTATAGTAGGACGCTCAGTTTTTCAAAGAGAAATCTTTGGGCGTTTACGTTTAGGGACAATCTTTGGATAATAACATGGCAGAAGAAAGCAACAATTCATTCAACATTTTTGGATTTGAAGTAAAAAGAGCAAATAAATCCAAGAATACAGGAAAGCAAGAACTCCCCTCTCCAGTCGCCCCGACCGATCCTGATGGATCCGGTTATATATCGAGCGGTGCTGGATATTACGGACAGTATGTAAACCAAGAAGGCGAGCAAGCAAAAGACAATCAACAATTGATCATGCGTTACCGTGGTGTTTCAATGCACCCCGAAGTCGACATGGCAATTGACGAAATCGTCAACGAAGCAATCTCAGCATCAGAATTGTCATCATCTGTTGAACTATCGACCGATGATATTGAAGCACCTGATAAGATTAAAGATCAGATTCGTGAAGAGTTTTCGAATATCGTTAACATGTTAAGTTTCAACGAGATTGGACATGACATGTTTCGTGGTTGGTATGTAGACGGAAGAGTCGTTCACCATCTACTCGTTAATGAATCTAATTTAAAATCAGGTATTCAAGAAATTCGTCATGTTGACGCAGCAAGAATTCGAAAGGTCAAAGAAGTCAAACATAGGAAAGACCCAAAGACTGGGGTCAAGGTTGTCGATTCTGTCGAGGAATATTATGTTTATGAAGAAAAACCTGGAGCAGCAAGTAACGCCATTCGAATATCAACAGACGCAATCAGTTACGTTACCTCTGGTGTATTAGACGAATCTAAGAAAAAGATTCTCTCACACCTTCATAAAGCATTAAAACCAATTAACCAATTGCGCATGATGGAAGATTCACTGGTAATCTACCGTCTTGCTCGAGCACCAGAACGTCGTATCTTCTATATTGATGTCGGTAACTTGCCGCGTGGCAAGGCAGACCAGTACATGAAAGATATTATGTCAAAGTACCGTAACAAATTGGTCTACGATGCCAACACAGGTCAGATCAAAGACGACCGCAAGCATATGTCAATGCTTGAAGATTTCTGGTTGCCGCGTCGTGAGAACGGTCGTGGTACTGAAATCACCACACTTCCTGGAGGTGAGAACCTTGGGCAGATCGACGACATCATTTATTTCCAGAAGAGATTATATCGTTCGTTGAATGTACCGGTCAACCGTTTAGAGCAGGAATCACAATTCTCCCTAGGAAGAGCGACAGAAATATCTCGCGACGAAGTTAAGTTTCAAAAGTTTATTGATAGACTTCGTCGTCGTTTCTCATGGATGTTCCTAGGCATTCTCCGCAAACAACTATTGCTCAAGCAGATCATCACAGAGCAAGATTGGGAGCAATGGAAAGGGGACATTTATGTTGACTTTGTTCGCGATAACTATTTTTCAGAGTTAAAGGAAGCAGAGATTCTTAGAGAGCGACTTGGACTGATGAACGAGATTACTCAGTTTACAGGCGAATATTTCTCTAAAGAATGGGTACAACGTAATGTACTGCGATTATCAGATGATGATATCGAAGATATGGAAAAAGAAATTAAAGGGGAAATTGAATCTGGAGAGACCGACGATCCAGAAGAAGAACCCGATGAAGCACCAGACACTAAAGCAGAACCACAACAGCAGGAAGAGCATTTTTATATAAAAGATGGGAATTCGGATAACGCTCTTGATTATATTTACGAAGAAATAGATTCGGAACCGGAGCGTTACATACCAACTCAAGAAGATGAACTTATCGAGACTATGACTCGATATATGAATAAATTGGTAGACGAAGAGTGATTAAATGCCAAAAATCGACCCAGCGGTCATTCATGCCTTTAGCATTGCTTATACAAACGAGCAACTAAAAAAGCAGGAAAACCGTCTCAAAGAAGAAATAGAAACTAGACTTAAAGAAAGAGTTTCTGATTTCGTCACTGATGATATTCGCGGAGCACGTGGTCCACAGGGAGCACGCGGTGAAACGGGTGCACGTGGTTATCAGGGCATCAAGGGCGATCGCGGAATCAAAGGTGAGAAGGGCGATCGTGGCGAGCGAGGCATTAAAGGGGATAAAGGAATCAAGGGTGATCTTGGTTCTATTGGTCCCCAAGGTATTGCTGGTCCTCAAGGTATTCAAGGTCTACAAGGTGAGATTGGTCCTCAAGGTATTGCTGGTCCTCAAGGTGATAAAGGCGAAAGAGGATTTCCAGGACTACAGGGCACGACTGGAGAGAAAGGGGAAACTGGTCCGGCAGGTATACAAGGCGCTCAGGGTGTTAAAGGAGAGCGCGGAGAACTCGGTCCAGAAGGTCCAGAGGGACGTCAAGGCACGAAGGGTGACGACGGTGCCCCTGCTCCAGATTACGAACCAAAGTTCCAAGAACTCGTTGGGCAGTTTAACAAGAAGATCTCAGAAGTCGAGAAAGTTGCCAATCAACGGATTCAGCAAAAACTAACCACTCTCGGAAACGGTGTCGTCGCTTCTACTTCTGGTGGTGGTTCGTACCAGTTACTTGACAACCGCGATGTAGAATACAAATCTATTAAGAAGAACGAATTAGACAGCGACTCTATTCTAATCTTCAATCGTGCTGAGAAAAAGTTTAAAGTTGAATCCCTGACTGATGCATTAGAAAGACTTGGTGTTGGGACTGGAACCGGTGGCGGCACAGAGCATCCTTACTTCGGTTGGTTGACAAGTGGTGCTACTGATCAATTTAGAACGACTTCTTCTTTCTTCGAAGACTCTAGCGAATATGCAATCAGAAGTGTTAGTTTTGTTGACAACCAACTTCAAGTCGAACTGGCGAACTTCTCTCCTATCGTTGCTGCGACGGGTCAAAGTCTTTCTTGGGATGAACCTGCTTCTCAATTCTCAGTTACTGTCGATAACCCAGAAGACTTCACCGACAGATATATCGCTGCTGTTTCTTTGATCGATAATGCTTCTGGTGTTCATGATTCGGTTTCTGCATATACCACCACAGGCGCGTCTGAGACCCCTGCAGGCGGTGTTGACTGGTCGCAAACCTTTACGGTAAATGACTCCGCCGAAATCTATTCGAGCGGGAGTGGTCTTACAGGCGGTTCAGCGTCCGCACGAATTTCGTTTGAAGAAGACGACGGCACTACTTGGGAAGATAATAGACCAACAATAAATTACAACTGGCAAAATGCTAACGGGTCGATAAACTTCTCTAACCTTTCGGGTAAGAATTTCCTTGAAAGTTACACGACTGTCAACTATAATGTTTCTATAACAGGAATGAGTAACCTTTCAAATGCTGCCGTGACGGTTACACCAATCGGCGGATCTTTGTCCAATACTTCCGGAAGCGGAACGATGACGTTGGCGACTCCACTTCACAAAGAAAATAACAGTGGCAGAGAAGTCGGTCTAGAAGTAATTTTCTCTCGTCCCGAAGGTGTGACGGGAACAGCATACACAGCAATTGATAGTGATAATGATAATACAATCTCGGCATCGTTCTCATATCCTTCGTTTTATATCTTTACCGTTGACAATGCAACACCACCTTTACGTTCCGATATCGTTTCCGGAAACGACTTCAGTTCATCAGTCACTGAACTTGGTAATCAATCGAAAAATCTTTCGACCGTGATCACAAACGGTACGGTTGACCCGAGGTGTTTCTGGTTTGCGATTAGGAGTAGTGCTTCACAACCGACTGTATTGCAGACTGGACCATCCGAAGCATTATTGAGTGATGTTAATTACACCACGGGATATACAGCAGATCTAGAACCAGACAGCGCGGCAGTTGATTACACTTCTGAAGAATATACTTTATATGGCATCACCTTACAGCCAGGTGATACTTACGTGAGGATTCAGTAATGTCAAATTACGACGGTCTCACTAGAAACTCATGGACAGGGACGTGGTCCCCTTCTGCAGAACATCCTATTGTTCTGGATACAGAAATCCGTGGTGGATTAAGGTTTGTTTCTGGTGATTCGGATGATCGTCTCGAAGATATTACCGGTCAAAGACTTCAAGAAGGAATGCTTGCATACCTAAAAACTGGGTATGATAGTTTCTCAAGTGACACTTATTATAAATATTCATTGCTCAGTGGCGAAAGTAGAGATACATCTACAGGTGACATGCCGAATGCTGCTGGGAACTGGTCTCCTGTTTCCTTTGGAGGCGGCGGTCAGACCACAACATCTTATAAATACGACCTGAGTGGAACTTCTTATACTGTTTCACACAACGGCAAGAATACCATTTCCAATTTTTATGTGCTGGATCCCACGGGAAATGAGGTAGGTGTTCTTACCAACTTGACGAATACTCAATTGACGGTCGAATCTCTTATCGATCTGACTGGTCATGAACTTTATGTTGTTATATTATAAAAATAAGAAAGTAGTTTTTTATTCGAATAGAAAATAAGGGAGAAAACTCCAATGGCAACAAAGCAATTTTACCACAATATTGACCTCGTAAAAGTAGGTCAGTTACTCGACGCACGAATCAAGAACGTCACCTCTGCCGAGAAATCAACTCTTGCTGCACAACTCGGTAGCGGAAACAAAGGTTTAGTCATTTATGACACAGACCTTTCGGAAATGGCGATCTGGGATGGCGTAACATTCCGTCAGGTATCTTCTGATATCACTGGCGACGTTATCTTCCGTGGCGTTATTAATCCAACCAACGCAGATACTGGTTCTGTTGAAGCAGTAAATGGTAACCAGTACGTTGCTGATACAGCAGGTACGTTGGCGAAGACTGGCGTAACTTTCTCACCTTCTGCGGAAGTAGAAGTTGGCGATATCGTACTCTTCACAGGTACAACAACTGCTACAATCCTGCAGCGCAACGTTGACTACGCAACTGCAACTGTTGCTGGTATCGTTGAACTCGCTACACAAGCAGAAGTTGATGCCGGTACTGATGTTGATCGCGTAATCACGCCAGCAACATTGGCAGGTTCGCAACTCGCTTCTGACGTCGCAACCAATGCTACTGACATCGCTGCTGCTGAAGCAAAGATTGGTCAGGACTCTCCAAATGGTTCTTACCTCACACTAGACACTACATCACAGACTGTTATCGCGGCAATTAACGAAGTAAATGCTGCACAATTAGCAGATTCTGACAGAGTAGCAGGTAACGACTCTGACATCGCTGCACTTCAAGGACGCGCTACTGTAATCGAAAGTCGTTTAGACGGTCACGATTCAGATATCTCTGATCTTGTAGCAGTCGATACAGCACAAACTTCACGTCTCGACTCAGCGGACACCCGTTTTGTTGCAGTAGAAGGTCGTGTAACACAGAACGAAGCAGACATTGCTGCGCTTCAAGGTGCTGACTCAGACCTCGACGCACGTTTGGATGTTGCAGAAGCACGTCTTGACTCAGCGGACACGCGTTTCGTATCTCTAGAAGGTCGCGTATCTACTACTGAATCTCGTCTTGATTCAGCAGACACGCGTTTCGTCGCTGCAGAAACCCGTATCACCCAGAACGAATCAGACATTGCTGCTCTTCAGGGCGCTGATTCAGACTTCGGTGATCGTTTAGATTCAGCAGATACACGTATGGTGGCAATCGAGACTCGTCTCACTGGTCACGATACTGATATCTCTGCTCTGCAAGGTGTCGATTCAGATATTAAAGCATTCGTTGGTTTCGGCGAAACTCTTGATACATCTGCTTCAACTCTTGTTTCTGCAATCAACGAACTCCACGGTGAGATTAATGACAATGATTCGGACATCGCTTCACTACAAGGTCGTGTAGGTGATCTTGAAGCACGCGATAATGTCAAGGTCCACACTGATCAAAGTGTTTCGATTCTTGCTAACACTCCAAAGACTGTTAACCACGCACTGGCACTTGCTAACGCGACTGGTTTCGTCATTAACGTGATGGATTCAGACGGTTCACAGATCTCTGTAGACGTTGACGCAGTAGATGCGAACAACCTTACTTTGACTTCACTGGTCGGTTTGACTGGCGTTAAAGTTACAGTAATGGGTGTATAATATAGATTAATTTCTATACTATATAATGTAAGAGGGGAGGACTTCGGTCCTCCCTTTTTTTTGTTTACTAAAAACTGAGGGTAATGAAAATGAGTTTTGATTGGAATAAACCAACTTCTCAAATGCTGGGAAGATGGCAACCATGGCACGATGGACACTCCGCACTCTTTAAGCGGTCGTTTGCTGAAACTGGGCAAGTCGTAATTATGATTCGTGACGTTGGTGGAATAGTCGGCAGTGACGCTAGTGGCGGTCGAACCGAAGCGCAGGATGACAATCCATTCGACTTCGAAGTTGTAAAACAAAACATTGTTGATGGTCTTTCGAAAGAAGGGTTTCAAAACGAAAGGGACTATATTATTATGCTCGTCCCAAATATCGTTGATATTAGTTATGGTCGGGGCGTCGGATACACCTTTACAGAGCACGATCTCGGAAAAGAAATTCATGATATCAGCGCAACAAAAATTAGAGCGAAATTAAGAGAAGAAGGCAAACTTTAAAGGATTATATTATGGCGGATAAAGTTTTTGCGGGATTACAACTTCCCAATTTAGACGGCGCAGTTGCTAGGGAAGCAGATGCTGGATTTGTTAGAATTTTCTTCTATGACGGCAAATTATATTGTCGCGACGATCAAGGGGAAATCTTCGAACTAGCGAAGGGCAAGAAAAAGAAAATAGAAGATTTAGTCGACGATGATGACGACGGAGGTGATTAATAACGCACCTATATAGAACTGTGGTATTTTTATTATTTTCATTTTGGAGATTATTATGGAAAATCAAGAAGTAGAAACTGTTGTTGCGGAAGTAGAAGCAGCACCAATCGAAAACAACAATCCTATTGCGGATCTTTTAAAGTCAATCGAAGGCGAAGATTTCAATACGGCAGAAACTCAATTCAACGACCTAATCGGCGACCGACTTCAAGACACCTTGGATCAAGCAAAGGTTCGTATTGCCAGTTCCATCTATAACGGCGAAGAACCAGAGCAAGAAGAAAGCGAAGAAGATCTTGATATCGACGCTGAATTAGAAGTTGAAATTGAAGACGAAGACTTGGAAAACGCGGAATAATAGTATCAGATTCTTAAAATATTTTTTCGTATAAATAATTCCATATATCTGTAAAGCGGTTGTTTTAATGATTAATTTTAAATCTCTTAGAGAAAAAAAGATGAAGGGAATGCCTCCTGGAGAACATGTGTTCGACAAGAAAGTTGGCGGCGTTTCAGTTATGATTCACAAAGAGAAGAATCAGTTTGTTGTCTATATCGACAACGAAAAACTCGATTCATTTAAAACAAAATCTGCCGCTCAGAAATTCGGAATTGAATTTGCAAAAGAGTATAAGAAATGAAACTAATCGCAGAATATCAAGAAAACGATCTTCAATGCATCGTTGAGAAGAAAGAGAACGGCGAGAAGTCTTTCGTAATCGAAGGCATTTTCGCTCAAGCAGATCAAAAGAATAGAAATGGTCGCATTTATCCTAAAGCAATTATGGAAAGTGCGGTCAACAAATACGTCGAGGATCAAGTCAGTAAGAAGCGTGCGGTCGGTGAGTTAAATCACCCTGAAGGACCAACCGTGAACCTCGACAAAGTTTCTCATCTCATCACTGACCTTAAATTTGAAGGCAATGATGTGATAGGAAAGGCACAAATATTGGATACGCCGATGGGTCAAATTGTGAAAGGTCTCTTGGAAGGTGGTGTTCAACTAGGAGTGTCAACTCGTGGTATGGGTAGTCTTGAGCAGAGGAATGGCACAATGTATGTAAAGGATGATTTCATCCTGAATACTGTAGACATTGTCCAAGATCCATCAGCACCGGCAGCTTTCGTAAACGGAATCATGGAAGGTGTTGAGTGGGTATGGAACAATGGTGTTATTCAACCTCAAGTAATTGAACAAATGGAGACAGAAATTAAAACCGCTCCGAAAAAGCATCTCTATGAGACGTCGATTCGCGAGTACAAGAATTTCCTCTCGTTGCTCAAATCTAATTTTAAGGAGTAAAACATATGTCCGAAATGCACACAAATGTTGAGCTTCCTGTCGAGGAGAACAATCAAATCGAGGAAGCAAGTGCTCAGAAAATGCCAGTAGGTACTGAGGCAGATTCTATCGCGTCTGTAGATAAAACTGACGATTCTGTGAAGAAAGCGCCTTCACGTAAAGGTGAAAATTCTAAACAGGATCCGATGCCGAAAACAAAAGCAGGAATGATCAACGCAATGTACGCCAAACTTTCTGGTATGAAAAAAGACCAGTTATCTGCGGCATACGCTAAAATGTCTGAAGAACTCGATCTAGAAGAAATGGATACTGAGGTAGTTGAACTGCCTGAGACATCATATGACTTCTCTGATGATTTGGAAGCACTCGTTGAGTCTGAAGCAACTTTGTCTGATGAATTTAAAGCGAAAACTGCTGTTATTTTCGAAACCGCTATTCGTTCCAAAATCTCTGAGCAAGTAGAGCGTTTGGAAGATGAATATCAATCACGCCTAGAAGAAGAACTCGAAACATCGCGTTCCGATCTAGTCGAAAAGGTTGATTCTTACCTAAACTATGTTGTTGAAAACTGGATGACTGAGAACCAACTCGCTGTAGAGAATGGTCTTCGTACAGAAATCGCAGAAAACTTTATGGATAATCTGCGCGGTCTGTTCGTCGAATCTTACATCGAAGTTCCAGAATCTAAAGTAAACCTAGTTGATGAACTGGCAGAGCAAGTTGAAGATCTCGAAGAGAAACTCAACGAGCGTACTGCTGAAGTTCTAGAAGTTAATGAATCACTTGAAATGTTCCAGCGTCAAGAAATTATCCGTGAAGCATCACGCGATCTCGCTGAAACACAAGTAGAAAAACTCGCTTCTTTGGTAGAGGGACTCGACTTTGAAGACGGTGAATCTTTCGCGACTAAAGTTCGCACTGTGAAAGAATCATACTTCAAGAAAGAAGTCGCGCAAACTGAAGAAATCCAAGAAGATTGGGATGCCGAGCAAACTGAAGAAACAAACTCAGTAATGTCTCAGTACCTGACAGCAATCAAGAAAACATCCAAGTAATTAGGAGTATCTAAAATGACAGTATCTTACGATAAGTTGGTTGAGAAGTGGGAACCAGTTCTTAACGAAAATAGCGCTGGCGAGATCAAAGATTCTCACCGTCGTGCGGTAACAGCAGCAATTCTTGAGAACCAAGAAATTGCATTCCGCGAAGAAGCGCAACTCAACGAAGTAGCATCAAACTCAAACGCATCTGTAACAGGTGGTCCAGGTGGAGCAAACTGGAATCCAGTATTGATCGCACTTGTACGTCGTGCAATGCCAAACCTTATGGCATACGATCTGTGTGGCGTTCAACCAATGACTGGTCCAACTGGTCTTATCTTTGCAATGAAGTCAAAGTACAAGACTACACGCGCTGGCGCTACTGCTGGTGACGAAGCATTGTTCAACGAAGCAGTAACTGGTTTCTCTGGTGATTCATCTGCAACTCAAGGCGCTGGTACATCCGGTCTTGAAGGTGTAACTGACGCGACTCCAGATTCATCAATCGCTGACGAAGCAAACACTTCAGCATTCGGTGGCGCTATGCCAACTGCTGACGCTGAAGCACTCGGTTCAACCGGTTCTGCTTTCGCAGAGATGGGTTTCTCAATCGAGAAAGCAACAGTAACTGCTAAGTCACGTGCGTTGAAAGCAGAGTACACTCTTGAACTCGCTCAAGACCTCAAAGCAATCCACGGTCTGGACGCTGAGACTGAGTTGGCAAACATCTTGTCAACTGAGATCCTCGCGGAAATCAACCGTGAAGTCGTTCGTACAATCAACTCTCAGGCGATTGTCGGCGCACTTCAAGACGGTATCCAAACTAAGGGTATCTTCGATCTTTCAACTGATGCCGACGGTCGTTGGTCAGTAGAAAAGTTCAAGGGTCTGGTTGTACAGTTGGAGCGTGAAGCAAACGTAATCGCGAAGCAAACACGTCGCGGTAAGGGTAACTTCATGGTATGTTCATCTGACGTCGCTACAGCACTGGTTGCTGCTGGCATGTTGGACTACACTCCATCACTCTCAACTACTCTAGCAGTAGACGATACAGGCAGCACTTTCGCTGGTGTATTGAATGGTCGTATGCGCGTATACATCGATCCATACGCAACTGGCGATTACGTCACAGTCGGATACAAGGGTACTAACCCATATGACGCAGGTATCTTCTACTGCCCATACGTCCCACTGCAGATGGTCCGCGCTGTCGGCGAGAACGATTTCCAACCACGTATCGGGTTCAAGACTCGTTATGGTATGGTATCTAACCCGTTCGTTGGGTCAACGCCTGCTGACGGTCTTGCTGCTGCACGTACTAACCAGTACTACCGCATCTTCCGCGTCGACAATATCCTCGCGTAATCGGTATAAAAATAAGAATCCCCACAAGGGATCGTTTTTTGGGAGACTTCGGTCTCCCTTTTT